CCGCTGGCATGTCCCCTCATGCATTCCGCGACCGTGCTGTTAATTTCTTAAAAGTCGCCCGCGATGAAGCCGATGTAAGCAAAAATGAAGAACAAATACGCACACTTACGGAAGAAAATGCTAAAATCAAGGCTGAAACTGACGCGAAGATAGCCCAAATGCAGGAACAACTGGCTACTGTACTTGCGGCCGTTGCAGAGCGAAAGCCCCGCAAAAAGAAAACGGATACCGTAGAGGAAAGTTAATATGTCATCGTCAATGCTCCAGTTAGTCCAAGAAGTTACTAGCGAACTCAACTTGGCAATTCCTACATATGTAGCAGGCAATACTTCGCAGGATGTTCAGCAAGTTTTAGCACTTATGAACGCCGCCGGCAAAGAATTGACTAAGGAATATGATTGGCAAGCATTGACTAAGCCATTTCGCTTTTATACGCAATATCTACAAACCACAGGCACTTGCATAGCAAATAGCTATCAAATCACAGGATTGGCAGATACGACCGGTATTGATAGCAATTACACCGTTACCGGTAGTAGTTTTCCCCAAGATACCCAAGTCGTATCCGTCGATTCGCCTACACAAGTTACCGTAAGCCAAAAATGTTCTGCTACCCAAGTAGGGCAGTCAGTCCTTTTTAGCCGTACACAATATCCCCTTCCTTTTGACTACGAAACCATCACGGACCGCACTCAATGGGATAAATCTAAGCATTGGGAAATGTTAGGGCCTGAAGATGCCCAGCAATGGGAATGGCTTAAATCGGGCTATATTTCTACTGGCCCCCGCGTCCGTTGGCGTTTGTACACCGGTAAATTCCAAATTTGGCCACCAATGAATACGGCCGAATATTTAGGTTTTGAGTACCGTTCTAACGCTTGGGCCTTATCTGCTACTGATGTAGCTCAACAGTCATTTATTGCTGATAGCGATACGACTGTATTAGATGACCGTCTTTTAGTGCAATACACCAAGCTTAAGTATTTCCAAGTTAAAAACTTTGATACAACCGCATTGCAACAAGATTACTTCCGTTATCTTAATGTCGTTAAAGCTAACGATAAAGGTAGCCCAAATCTTAGTTTTGCCCCTCAACCTTCCCGCGTACTTATCGGGTGGGCTAACCTGCCGGATTCAAACTACGGCTCATAATTAAAAATCATGTTGCCATCTTTTGCCGTTTTTAATTCTGCTAATAGTATTTTGAAGAACTCCATATTCTTCGGCTATAACGCGTTGAAGTCGGTCGTCTTGTCGAATGGATTTAACTTGTTCAAGGGTAAGTTTCGCCCAATTACATCGTTCTCCGGTGTTGCTGGTTCCGTGCTTAAGTTTGTCGGCGTGATTATTTTTTGGGGTATCCCATCTAAGATTGTTCAAATTATTGTTTTGATGATTGCCATCGTTATGGCAACATTCCATGCCTTTTGGTTTTTCACCAACAAATGCTTCAAGAACAAGTTTATGAGGGCGAATAATTTTTTGTTTATTATTTACCCAAAGTCCACAATAAGGACGACCATCTTTTCCAATAGTTTGTTTTTTAATTTGACCGGTTTTTTTGGAGCGTATTTCACCATGATTAGAAACTTCATACAATCCTTCAAAACCAACTACATTTTTCCATTCCATAAGAATTCCCGTATGTTAAATATGGGGATATTATAACATGGCAGTCGCGCAAAAACGCTCTGCTCTAACTACTTCGCTTGCTTCCCCTATTGGGGGATGGAACGCTAGGGATTCTTTAGCAGAAATGAATCCGTTAGATGCGGTTCAAATGGTCAATTTCTTTCCTACGCCTACGGATGTAACACTTAGAAAAGGTTACATAAAAGGTTCTACCGGCATTACCGGCAATGTAGAAAGCTTAATGAATTACTCCAAACCGGTGAGTTATGAATTATTTGCTTTTGCACAAGACACCATTTACGAATCTAAGCAAGACCCTGCGCTACCTGTATTTACCGGTATTACTAATGCGAAATGGCAACATGCCAATATGACTAACGCCGGTGGGCATTTCCTTACTGCCGTTAATGGCGTGGACCCTGCATTGTTTTATGACGGTACAAGCTGGGCCTTTCAAGCAACCACAACAACCGCCCAAACAATTAGCACTATTACCCATGTAGGAGCAGTGGCAACGCTAACAACTGCCGCGCCCCATGGCTTAATTGATGGCAATAAAGTCGTTATTTCAGGTGCAACAGAAGCCGCTTACAACGGCACTTATGTAATTAATGTAACCGGTGCAAGCACTTTTGAATACACCATGGCTAGTACCCCTACGGCTAATGCAAGCGTTGTCGGTAGTTACACCGTCTTTGGATTGACTGGCGTAGATTCCAGCACTTTAGTGGCCGTAAACTTATTTAAAAACCGCCTGTATTACACCCAAGAAAACAGCCTAGACTTTTGGTATAGCGGTGTAGATGAAATTAGCGGTGCGCTTACTAAATTTCCGTTGGGTGGCGTTGCCCGCAATGGTGGCTATTTACAAGCTATTGGAACTTGGACTTTAGATGCTGGATATGGCGTAGATGACCTATTGGTCGCCGTGACCTCTATGGGTGAAATCATCGTTTATAAAGGCTCTAACCCTTCAGACCCAAACGACTGGTCTTTAGTCGGCGTATGGCAAATGGGCCAAACCTTTAGCCGTCGTTGCTTCTTTAAATGGGGTGGCGACCTGCTTTTACTAACCCAAGACGGACTTGTACCCCTTTCTGCCGCGTTGCAGTCTAGCCGTTTAGACCCGCGCGTAAACATTACCGACAAGATTTACTACGCAGTAAGCCAAGCGGCTACTCAGTTTTACGCATTAGATGGATGGCAAATTAATTATTTTGCTTCCGAAAACATGCTTATTTTGAATGTTCCGACTAATAACGGTATAGAACAATATGTCATGCATACGATTACAAAGTCGTGGGCGAGATTTACTGGCATTCAAGCGTATTGCTGGGAAGTATCGGGCGATGCCGATATTCATTTTGGGGGTCAAGGCTATGTGGGCGACTTTTATCAAACTACTAGCGATGCCGGTAATAACATTGTTGGTAATGTCCAGCAAGCTTATTCCTACTTTGACAGCCGTGGCGCACTTAAACGATTCACAATGGTACGCCCAATACTGCAAACGGATAACGGACTTCCGACCGTGCTATGCGGATTATCAACCGATTTTGATACAGTCAGCTTAACCAATCAAATCAGCTTTAACCCTTCTATTGTAGGTACGGGTATTTGGGACCAATCCTTATGGGACGAAGCTAACTGGGGCGGTGGATTGACTACAACTAAGACATGGCAAGGCGTGAATGGTTTAGGTTATGCCGGCTCTATCAACTTGAATGTGGCTTCTCAGGGTATTGAGTTTCATTGGGCCAGTACCGATTATGTAATGGAAAAAGGTGGAGTTCTTTAATTGCGACGCGTAATTACTGACAACCAAGCACACCTCAGAGCGTGGATTAGTGGCGTTTTAGGTACGAAATTTGATGAATTTACGACTTGCATAGGGCAGGAAATAGATGGGGAAATTAAGGCGGTTATCGCTTATACCAACTATCAAGAAAAGTCCTGTTGTATGCATGTAGCTTCAATTCAGGACGGATGGATTAGTAAAGATTTATTGTGGGCGGCATTCGATTACCCCTTCAACAAACTGAAAGTAAAGGTTATACTAGCCACAGTAGCTTCAACTAACGAAGAAGCTTTGAAGTTAGACCGACACCTTGGTTTTGTTGATAAAGCGTATATCGAAGATGCCCATATTGATGGGGATTTAGTTATATTAGCAATGCGGCGTGAAAACTGTCGATGGCTCGACATAAACGCCCCATTAAAAGGAGCATGACATGGGTGGTGGTGGAGGATTATTAAGTCCAATTACAAATGCGATATTTGGTGCGCCTGCACAAGCGGCAACTCCTGATTACACCGGAGCGGCACAAGCGACTGGCGAATCTAATATTAAGGCGGCACAATTAGCTACTGCGGCTAACCGCGTTAATCAATACACCCCTTACGGCTCTTTGACATATAGTCAAGAAGGCACGGACCCATACGGCAATCCAATGTGGGCCGCAAGACAGTCATTAAGCCCTGACCAACAAGAGTTATACAACCTAGACATGGCCACAAGTAAGGGCC